GTTTCATTTTCAACTACCTTATCTTTTCCAAGCATCTTACCAATGCCATAAGTAGTCGCACCTACAGCTGCAACTGCTCCAAGTGCAAGAGCTGTTTTTGGATTTGCTTTTGCTGCTTTCAGTAGAGATGGTATTGCCTTGTTAAGTATTCTCTTGGTAAATCTGGCAGTCAGACCAATGATTGTCCGTACAAATTTACCAAATGACGTACCAAATAGTATGTAAGCACCAAGTAAGGTAGGCCACCAATCCTTGAAGAACCTGAAGATAGTATCAATCTTTCCTCTGTTCTCTGGGTTAGCAATCCAATCAATCAAGGCCATCAATGCCCTGCCTAATAAGATAGTCTTCAGGAAACCAAATATCTTTTCAAGTAAACTCTTGACTGGTTTGATTACTTTCTTTGCTGCCTTACCTAAAAAGGATTCTTTACTTGTTTCTAATTCTTTTTCTGTCTTCTTTCTCTTTTTCTTTTCTTCTGCCCTTCTATTTGCCTCTGCCTTATCTTCTTCTAACTTGAAACCTTCCTTAACTGTAGCAAGAAGTTCATCAAGTTTCTTTGTTACTGAATCTAAACCATCATCATCTTCTTCCAGAGGAACAATCTTATCTGAGTCTATGAGTTGTCTTGTTACTATAACTGCACCGCCACCAGCACTTTCTACCTCATCAGACTTTTTCTTTCGATTCAGAAAATTTTCAATGAATGTACCAAACTTATCTGCATCATTCCTTACTTTGAATCCTTCCTTTCTTTCCTCACTAGTCAGTTGCTCACCTTCAATAGTGCCTTCTGCTATCAACTCATCACGATACTTTGCATACTTATCTTCACCAAAAAACTTTGCAGGTACAATTGCACTTGCTTTGATTGTAGTTACTTTTGGTTCTTGAATAGATCCTAGAAGGTCATCAAGTCCTGCTGGTATTTCTTCATCATCTTCTTGGATAGAACTCAGTAAATCATCAAGTCCTTCTGGAATATCTTCTTCTTCATCGTTTTTTTCTATTGTCCTTGCAGTAATTTTTTCTGTTAATTCTTTTTTTCTTTGCTCAATCTGATAATCTCTAATCTTTTTATCAATCTCTTCATCTGAAGGCGCTTCAATTTCTTCCTCTTCTTCTTGTTCTACTGGTTTGCCCAAGTATTGTTCTACTAACCACGCCTGATACTTCTCATAATTTTCATAGAATTTCATTCCCCCGCCACCATCATCAAATTGAGGATACCCTCTAGGATCCTTCTTCATATTTTCTATGAGTTTATCAGCATCTTCATCAGATAGATTGACTGTTGATGTATATGATGTACCACCAGGTTCAGTACCACCGGTCAATTTTGCCTTGAGAATATTCCAAGTGGTTACACCAACCTTAGCAGTATACCAAGGACGGTCTTTGTCTAGTGCTTCATAAGGGGGTTCTATCTTATAGTCAACCATTTTGCTGTTGTTTTAGTTTTTCATCTTCAAGATGCGATTCTAATAAACCAACATAAATGTCTCGTTCCCAAGGAATGAGATTTTCAATTTCAGTCAATGAATATTTATGGTACTGCACCAAGGCAAAGTTTAGACGATAGTAGTTTTCCAGATCCATATGGATCAGGGCTACGCGAAAAAAGACGCAAGTCCCTCCAGGATGACATCACTTTCTACTTTAGTCTTGGGGTTCTTAATAGTAATTTTATGGGACAGTTTAGGCATTGTCTCAAAGAACTTCTCAATCTTCTTGAACTGGGAAGAGTTCATTGACTCAACAAATTCTTTGATTTCTTTCTTGGTACAATCTGCTGCTGCCCACACCTCTTCTTCAGTGAACACCTTATCAATACAAGATGCGATCAATTCGAACGATTGATCCATTGCATTCTTATCAGTAAAGTCAAAGTTGTTAGAGATAAACTGTTCCAACGATGGATACTTCATCTCCATTGCAATAGTATCGTCAAGTTTGATACACTTGTCGTGACCTTCTGGTTTGAATACTTTGATATCATCCAGGTCTAACCACACAGATACTTGTGTCTTACCATCATCAGGACAGATAAGATTTACTTCCAGTTCTTCGCCAACAGACTTGCCGCGAATGTTTAAAAACAAGAATTCAATATCAAACGTAGGCAGTTGCTCTACTTTGATTCCTCTAGTCAAAATACAGTTCTGAATAACACTCTTGACTGCTGTAGTGATTTGCTTATTGTCCTCACTCTCTAATGCAATCACAAGAAGTTTCTCTTCTTTTACAAGGAAGGGTCTATATCTAATCGTTTTTTCTGTCGAAGGCAACTCAAGTTCATAAGTTGGCGTAGCAATCTTTGGTAAAGGCATAATGACCTATAAACATTTTATTTGATTTTATTTAGTATCATTGTATGAATGTTCTATATTTGATATAAGAGAATCCAACTGTATATTTCAGCAGACTATTCTGATCTGAATATGATACTGGTGTCGATGCAATCGAAGTTGGGTAACAATCATAGAACTGATACATCGCAGAGGTATCATAGTCTTTCTCAAATTTATATATTTCCATAAAACTTCTATATTCTATGGGATACTTTACCTTATATGAATAGTTGTAGTCTCCTGAAAAATCAGCTTCATTTGTAATGAATGCCATCCAACCTTCAAACACTCTTATAGGAAGATACTTCTCTTCATCAACATAAAATGTAAGAGACAATTCATCATCGTGAACTTTTCTATATGCGTGTCTTTCAGTAACACCATACCTATCATTGGTTGCTTCAAATGTTGCTAACCTATGACCAGGAAGAGATGCATCGGAACACATCAAGTTCAAATCATCTTGGTTGTATCCGGTCACACTCAATCCTGGTGGAAGATTGATATTCACAGAGAAATGATTTGTAGTTGCTGGTCTCAACAACTTTGCTTTGATGTCTGCTACTGACCTTGGTCTCGTCATCTAAATAAGATTACTGGTATATATTATGTATGTCCAAAACTTACAAAAGTATTTACAAACCATCATACCCAGAAAAATACGCGGGCAATCCTAACAATATTATTTGCCGTAGTAATTGGGAGAGAGTCTTTTGTCGATATTGTGATCTTACAAAGAATGTTTTAGAGTGGGGAAGTGAAGAGTTTTTTATTCCATACTTATCACCTGTAGACAATAGAGTTCACAAATATTTTCCTGATTTTATAATGAAAGTCAAAGAAGCAACTGGTAATATCAAAACCTATATTGTAGAAGTCAAACCAAAAAGAGAAACAAAACCACCTAAAAGAAAGAACCTGTATGAGATGAAAACTTATGCAGTCAATCAAGCAAAGTGGAAAGCAGCAAAAGACTTTTGTGATGATAGAAAAATTGAGTTTAAGATTATCACAGAGGACGAACTGGGTATCAAATACAGATGAACCGCATCGAAGCAATCTATTCAGAGACCGTCAAAACTAATGACCCAGAAGATTTGATGCTTCTAATTATGGAAGCATTGAATGATACAGTCACACCAATACCTGACGTAGGGCAGTTCTGTACCTTTGTATATAATGCAAAGACTCAAGGTATAACATATGATCAACATCCTTTGGTTGCTGTAACTGAATTATATCCTTGGGGATTTCAAGGTATCAACTTCCATTGGAGAGAAACTAGACGATATACCTGGGAAGAACTTGCGGGACAGGTATACATAGTAAACAATCAAGAACTAGACGATTTACTTGCATTACCTTATGCAAAAATCCTCACTAAATAAATAAAAAACCTGCGTAATGGCGACAGTTTTATCCAGCAGGACCTACGGGGATCCTCCGATACAAACCACAACTAAAGTAGATACCGACACTGGAAAATCAGAGATTTATATCTTTGTTGATGGTGAGGAAAAACTTGCTGCGACTGGTAATACTGATGGATCCTGGGACATAAGATCTAGATTTAGAAGAAAGTTCAATAATGTAACAGGAGATACTTTATCAGACTCGGAGTTTGAAGATTACTTTGCAGAGAATTTTCAGAGGAGAGCAAATAGAGATAGAGCAGATATTATAAATAAAAATTCATCTGATGCCGTCAAGAAACAACTTTCAGATGAAGGTCTTTCTGGTATAAATGCACCCGAAGCAACTGAAGGTGTACCTGATGAAACTGCAGACCAATCAAAAACTTCAAGTCTTGAAATTGAAGTCATAGGTAATAAACTGGGTGCCATCGGTAGTCTCACTAGTTCAGCATTATATTATCCAACAACTCTGGCAGATGACCAAGCAGCATTGAAAATTGAAATACTTAATTATGAACCTGGTGGTCTAGGTACAGGTCTGTATGGTGGTAGAAGTAGTGAACCCACAGGCAGTCCAATAGCAACTATTTTCTTACCTGTTCCAAGAGGTGCTTCTGATAATAACACTGCCGGTTGGAGTAGTGGTGATATGACTGCCCTTGATGCAGCAGTTGCTGACCTTATGATCAAAGGAATGAAAGGTAATATTGGTGAGGTTACAGACAGAGCAAGAGCAATTGTAGATGATATTGGTAAAAATTCTGAAGATGCAAAGAAAATAGTTGCAACAATGTTGGTACAAGGTGCAACAGGCATCGGTAAAGCAGCTCTTCAAAGACAAGAGGGTGCAATCATCAACCCAAACACTGAACTACTATTCAACAATCCAAACCTAAGAGACTTCAACTTCTCATATGAATTAACACCTAGAGATGCTAATGAAGCAGAAACAGTAGTAAATATTATCAGATCATTGAAGGCAAGTATGGCACCAAGAAGAACAAAGTCTACCTTGTTCTTGAAGTCTCCTAACTTGTTCAAACTTTCTTATGTGATAGGTAGAGGTGGTGGAGACAATCCATACCTAAACAAATTCAAACTATGTGCATTGAAAGGGCTAACAACAAATTATGCACCAAATGATACCTTTATGAGTTTCACTGATAACATTCCTGTAAGGTATGATATCACAATGCAGTTCCAAGAAATTATACCAATCTATCAAGACGAATATGAAGGTTCAGGAGTCGGTTACTAATGGCTAATTACTTCAGTTACTTATCAGACTTTGATTATGTTAGCAGGTATCCTGGTGCAAAGATATCTGACTATGCACCAGTAAAAAACTTTTTCAAGAAGGGTTATCTTCGTGATGATATCTTCAAAGACATTACTGTCTTTACTAAGTATAAGATTGAAGGTGATGAGAGACCAGATAATGTTGCAAAGAAATTATATGATGATGCTAATCTAGATTGGATTATTCTGCTATCAAATAACATCATCAATATTCAAACTGAATGGCCACTGACTCAACAAAACTATGATAACTTCTTACTAGAGAAGTATGGTTCGTATGAAAATTTGAATGCCGTTCATCATTATGAATCAAAAGAAATCAAGAATGATGCTGGAGTAGTTATATTTCCTGCTGGTATTCAGGTTGATCAAAACTTTTCTTTCCTTTATACCGAAGTAGATTCTCAAACCACGAACAGAAGAACACCTGCAGTTCCTGTTTCCAATCTTCAATACGAAGACAAACTGCAGGAAGATAAAAGAAATATTTTTGTACTGAAAGAAGATTATATCACTATTGCTATTGATGATCTCAAAGAAATCATGATATGTGAAAAGGGTTCTACCCAGTACATGAGTAAAACCCTTAAGAGAGGAGATAATATTAGACTTTATTCTTGATCATTCTTCAGCAAGACGCTGGAAGTATGAAAGAGCATCATCTTCATCCTCACTAGTCTGTGTAGGAGTAATGTCTGGTGCATTGAAGTCTGCCTTTGCACCTGGACGATCTGCTGCCCAATCAGGTTTGAAAGAACCACGACCTTCACTCTCATCATCAAGTTCTTCATCATAGCGAGCAGGTGCTTTCTTCTGCCCCAGAACCATCTTCAGACGATTCTCCAGTTGCTCATAGGACTTGAACTGATCAGCAGCAGTGAGAGCAGTCAGTGAATACTGTTGCTTCCATACTGCTTCCAGAGCATCGTCATCATCAAGTAGAGGAGACACGCGGTCAAACTCAGAAGAATCATAGTTCCAGTAACCTGCAACTTTCTTCAGTTTCAGTTTGAAGTTTGCACCTTGCCAGAAGTCAAAAGGATTGATGGCAGTCTCATCCTCATACTCAGGTTGC